TGTCCACAGGTCATTGTCTTGGACGTATCTTAACAATAAAGGCACAGATTGACTATGGAAATATGACCAAGTTATAACTGCACCACTTCTATCCATATCAAAAATAGCATTAGGAAAACCTTTTAAATCCTCCTGTGCTGTTTTATGATGGTCAAGAATTGTAAGACGTGTGACACAATCTTTTATTTGTTCAAGAATAGGTCTTGGATACGAAAAATCAACAATATAGATTATATCTTCCTTTTTAACGGGAGGTGGCTCTTTTCCATAAAAACATGGAACATAGTTTATATCCATCAATGGTTCATGCTTCCTAAACCAACGACTTACTGCCCATGCTGAACCAAAACCATCATCACAATTACCGTGATACCAAATTTGTATCGTCATTTTGTTTCTTCCGAAAGGTTAAAAGAAATACCTTCAAACTTGGCACTATTGTTGCATTGAACGATGAAATGATTGTAATCAATCAATTCACGGCGTATAGTTTTTACACCTTCGTTCTTTTCACAGGTATTCATAAGAATTTTCAACTGAATACCTGGTATTTCTACATTGAAACGGTTGACTGCATATGTATAACCAAACAATACGGAAAAAAAGACAAGTGCTATTAGTAATAGTATTACTTTTTGTCCTAAATTTTCCATTATCGCACCATACTTTTAATAATAAAACGCCTACCACCTACAACATGAATAATATGTTTTTCACGACTCATACTACCATTGAATAATCCATCAATCGGCATTAAATCATTATTTGAATCAAGAACTTTGCCAAATGAAACAAAATCATAGTGATTGTTACTATTGATCTTCCAACCACTATTGTCATTTCGTGTATAACGGACAGCAAGAATTTCAGGTTTCTTTGGAATCTCGTTCATTTGTGTTGTTTCAATATCTATTTCCATTGTCTGTTCCTTTATTGTTTATGAGTATCATAACTCAACCCTTTCTAAATGATCTTTAATAACATCATCAAGATTGTATTCAAAACTATATCTAGTTTCATGTGGGTCTATTTCATCATCTCGCTCCTGTTCCTGTGCAGTTAAACCACAAGTTTCAAAATGCTGGCATACTTTATTAAAACGTATACAAGAAATGCTACGTTGCGGAAATACATTTAAAGCACGCATTTCCTGTATGCGCTTTACATCTAAGCCTAGCGTTATAAACCACTTCAGGCGGTCTTTCAAAGACTTTTCCCATTCTCTTGTATGGAACTGTATCTCTTGTGGTTTAGGTTTACTATCTTGGCATATGAAATACAACACTCCATATTCAGATAGCCGCTGTCCTACGATCTTATCAAGTGCGATAGAATAGCCTAGTCCTTGTGGACTATTCATGAACATAGCATCAGCACTAAGCCAACTACCTGTGTATTTTATTTCTAAAACAACATAAAGACCGCTTTCTTTATTACGAAGAACAAGGTCAATGAAACCAACATAATAAAATGTTTCATCTATGTTTAGTTTTATACCAAGTTCTACAGCAGGTATGCCATTGAATGAGACAACTTCGTATTTTTCTAGTATTTCATCTAAATCTTTTTGTGCACATAAAAGAGCATGGAGTGTGCGTCTTACTGTTGTCTTAGGACTATCTTCAAGTTCAGGCCAATAGTCTAACCATGCGTGATAAAGTGCTTTATCCATATTCTGCGTTAGCAGATATACTTGGACGCCTTTACCAAATCCGTGTCCACGAGATAAAACGGGTGCTTGTTCTCTTGTGCGAACACCTTTTAATAGTCGTTCTATTTGAAATAGGCGTTCACAACGGAGTAAGAGTTCAATTGTGCTATTACTAAGACGAATACGTTTCATACTAGCTATTTCCTGTCATGAATTCATCTGGTTCTAATATCTTATCAGGTTGACTGGGATGAAGTGGAAGTCTATTAGAAATCATTGCACACTGTAATGGAAAGCGTTTTAATATTGCTGTGAATCGCGCATGACACGCATCCCATCCAGCGTGAAATCCGTCTTGATACTCATCAATATTTCCATCAGTATCTTCGTTATTCACGCTAGATCATCCATTGTAAGATTGTCTAATACTTCTTGTGTGAGAACAACTTTAGCTGTCTTAGGTTTACCTGTCTTATCTGTTAAGTCTGCTAGTATATCCTTATTAACCATACGTTTCAGATGTTTTACACACAGACCAATATCATCTTCAAGCATTAATGAACAGGCAGCCGGATTCTGCTTAAGAGCAACCTTAAGTTCCGTCATTGCGTTTCGTAATGGTTCACCATCTTCAGTTGTTTCAAGCTTTTCAATCAGTCCACGTAACTGATCTATTGTTAGATTATTAGTCTCTGGTATTGCTACTTCAATGAGTTCATCCATGTTTTAATACCTTTGATATTCTACCTGCTGTTCTATCTACCATGTATGAACCAAAATGACAAAGTTCAACACAGATATGATGATGAATAAATTTCATTTGTTGATTAACATCCATATTGTGATATTCTGGTGCTGTCTGTGCTGTCAATACTGCTTTTTGTATATCTCTTGCGTATTTATCTATTAAAACACCCAAATCAACATTATCATTCTCAGTATTCATTTAAGTTCTCCATCAGCAGGAATAATCTTAGCTGCAATCTTTGTTGGATTATTAAACCAAACACGCACTTTTAATGCAACTTCTGTATCATATGTAGCGATAATCTCAAAATTAATCATCCGATCTTCTGTAGGCATATCATTTCTTTTAAGCTTTTCATTATTCTTTGTCTTGTAACTAGATAAACCTTTCCTTAACATTGCATACTGTTCTTCTGGTAAATGATCTAGGAATATATCTTCAAATATAATTAATTTTTCATATAGCTGCGCGAAAGTTAGTTCTCGCGCTTCTACTTGCTCAGACATGATGTTTCATTAGCTCCTTTATCGGTAAAGAATGTTTTTAAAAACACTGACATTGTTACTTTTACACATATCTTCGATAGCTCGTATCATAAGATATGTGCAAAGATACCAATTAAGTCCTGTTATATGACAAAGTTCTTGTATCTCGTATGCTAGGTTATGGCTTTTTCTACAATTAGCACAGGATAAAATAAAACCTCCGCCTATTGTATTGCCTACGACATTGAAACAATTACCACAATAAACAGGTGCATTGTCTAATTCGATTAGTTGCGCGTTTGTAAAATCAAACCACTTACTAAGGACTTTTGCGCCTTGCATATAATCTATATAATTAGCTTTATGTGCTAAAAAATAAAGCTTAAAGAAAAGTATAAGGTCTTGTTCTATGGTATTCATTTTTTCTTTATAAATAAAACAGCACCTTTACCACATGCACCGGCGATTCTCATATGTTTTGTGCTATGTAATACTGTTACTGTTCCATCTTTATATCTACTTAGATCATGCCTGCAAGCTTTCCACACAATACCATCTACATAGAATTCACATTGTTTACAGGCCGCAAATGGGACTGTATGCTTTGTTAACATTGGACTCATTTGACAACCTGCACATCTTCCGTAAGTGCAAGCTTACTATTAAACCATTCAATCTTTTCTTTGACACTATTACCTTTTATTCTTTGTGCTTCAATAGCACCTTGTAAGCTATTACTTAGATCAACAATAACTAGCTCATCTTTCGCTCTAGTCATAGCTGTGTATATAAGTTCTCTAAACAAGAGTATTTTAAAGTTCTTGTGGAGAACAAGCACGACTTTACGCCATTCTGAACCTTGTGCTTTGTGGACAGATAAGCAATAGCCAAGACAAAACTTAGCATCGCTAAAGTCGCCAGCACTATCAAGACTTGTAACGCTTCCATCGTCCATTTCGACTGTGACAATATGGCTACTTGCAATTTTCTTTTCTTCATCAGCTATATCATCCACATTAAGGTCTTTATAACCCTCAAGATTAAATTCTTCACTGTCAATATGTTCGCCATTATTAGAACCAACAGGCTTACCAAATCTATTTATATCATAAAGAATAGATTTACTTGTCTTACCCATATATGATGCATTAATGTTAATACTCTTTATAACTCCATCTTGCTTTTCAACCATTACACGGTCGCCAGCAGATAGATACCATGTATTACGTCCAGCAAGTATTTCATGGACTTTTGCACCTCGTTTATCACCTAGATATGTTGCTAGGAAATAGTTAAGACTTTTTGTTCCACAAGGAAAATGTTCTTTATTGAAAGGTGAAAGAATTATATCTGTATTAACATCATACTCACCTTTTTCTATCCATTGTTTTATTGTATTGATACATGCACTAGCCATTGTCTGTTCAGATGGTCTTTGTCCGCCGGGTTTTGTTTGAAACAGTTTAAATGCCTTACCATCAGGAACAGGAAACTTACCATCTAATACACCTAATGCATTCTTTAAGATCGGTGAATCGAGTGCTTGTCTATAGACTTCATCCAATTCCACAACAGGCAATTTTGTGAGCGCATAATTAAGAACAGAAGGCCCAAAGACAGGGGGAAGTTGGTTAATATCACCAACAAAGATAACAACGCATCCAGGTCTAAGTGCCGCAAATAGTTGATCTCTCCATAAAGGTATATCCACCATTGAAGATTCCTCAACGATAAGGTGAGTAATATCCAAAGGATTAGTAGCGCAACGCTTAGGATAGAAATGGGGAATAGTTTTACCGTCTGCATTGGTAATCCATTCCATTGTGTATTCGAGTAATTTGTGTATAGTGAGGACATTGTATTGTAACCTCTCAGCTAGTATAGGGTCTTTATGTATACTACGCCGCATATTATCAGTTGCACGATTTGTATATGCAACAAAAGCTATTGAGGGAGCCATAACTCCCATTGGTTTATTATAGTGCCCGAATAGATGTTCACCAAGTAAACCAGTTTCTAATAGAACACGGGCTATTTCTCTTGTGCCTGTTGTTTTACCAGTTCCCGCCTTTCCTGTATATACAAAGGATTTACCTGCTCTAGCAAATTCTACACCTAACTGTTGTTTCTTATTTAGAATAATAGATAGTGCGAATTGTTCTTTAGGTTTACTGCTATCAGTTATAACAATCTCAGGATTTTTTACTGCATGTTCAACGTGCTCGCTTATCTCTGTTCTAGCTGTTTTTTCTTTTAACTCTCTACGCAAGCGTATACGCTCAGATAAGGGAATTGTCTTATCATTGAGCATTTGTTCTATTTCGTGTATGCCGCGATTGTGTGTTATTGTTTCGACAATATCTTTACTTGTGTTAATGGGCATAGGTGCTACAGGTTTCTTACCCATTAATTCTTTAAAATCTAATGCCATTGTTCTATATCCTTATCAATTTGGTTTCATATCAGTAGTATTAAACGCATCTAAAACTGTATCTCGTTCTGTTATTGCTACAACAGGATACGCATTCCTTAACAATGTTGCTATCTTCTGCGCTATCTCTGGAATAAAGTGATCTCGCAAAGACTCGCCCGCTTCCAATTGATTACCATGATGCGCAGAGATAGCGCAAGATATAAGTAAATCCTGCGCTAACTCTGCTACAAAATGAATAGGTATGTTTTCACGCTGAAATAACATGAACAATTCTTTGTATATACGATTATACTTTTGTTCAGGCGTTTCAGGTATTGACTGATTCATTGGTTTTTATCTACATGCAATCTAGCTACAGCAAAGTAATGACCGCTATCATATACCTGAAAGCTTATTATATGCTTATATAATCTAGATTGAACAAATGAATCTAATTCACTAGGTTCAATATATAACGGCCATATACTACCATCAGGTAATGTAATTGTTTCATCAGTGCGTTTAATATCACGCACAATAACAAATGCCTTTTTCAATCCCTCTTTACGCTTACCATTAGCTTGATAAATTGTAAAGGTTGGCTTAATATCATATACAGTGCGTAGTAAACTTGGCGTCATATCATTAATCATTATTTCACCTTACCCATTAATTCAGCAAAGCTTATAGGTTTCTTATTGGTTTTAAATCCTTCTAAATCCTTTTCTATTTCCATGCTAAAGGATAGAAGTTCTTTTTGTGTCGCTGTCATATCATTAGCACGTATAATAAGAGCGAGTGCCTTAGTGTTAGCTGTATCACCAAATGCGCCAATAATATCAGCAATAAGATTTTCTTTTGCTGTATCATTCATAACAGCTATCTTACTAATACGTTGATCTATTTGTGTATAGAGTGTATCAGATACATGCGTATTATCTTTTTGTATGCGCTCTAATATAGAACGGCATGATTTAATATCATTACGTAATTCCGCTGATTCTTTTGCGTGTTCAGTCTGAAATACACGCGCTGTTATTTTCTTTTCTTTTGTTTGAAATACATGATGCGCTTGTAAGGATGAATCCTCACCTTTACATATCTGTATGAATCCTATTAATTGCGTTGTAGGATTACCATCAGCAAGTAAGTTAATCTGTGGCAAATTCTGGCGCATTGTAGCCTTATGAAAATAAGATAATGCCCATGTTAGAGACTTGCGATTAACTTGTCTAAGGCGCGCATTAGCAGCAACATAATCACGGCAAACAGCATAACCTTTATGCTTTAGTATTGTTATTAACATCCCTGCTAAAGCTTGACTATCAAATGATGAAACTGGATAGCCTGTTTTCTGACACTCTTTTATCTCTGCTATTACGTTAGGATAAAATGCAAATGGGTGTAAGAGTGTAAAGGTAATATGAAGCGGATTCGGTAACGCTACAGCAAAAGATATACCAGTCTCCGCACAAATGCAGCGTGTATATGTGCCGAGATGTAGTATGTTTTCTTTTGTTCTATGGTTATTATGTTGTATAGTTTTAGTAAATGGTATCGGTTGATCTGATTGAATCCTGCGGTATTGTTCAGGCTTTATTGTATCTGAATGAGGAATAGGACTATAGATACCGCATACTGAATCATAAAAGGCTTTTTCTATTGGCGCGATTATATGTTCTATAATTGGCATTATCGTTTTCAGTTGTGTTAATCCTGCGCGTTTAGCATACTTTGATTGCGTTATAGTTGCGTTAATGCCTGTATAGTTAAAATCATCAATGAATTGTTCTATATCATTGATTGGCATATCTGCGAATCTATAACTTGTATCACTAGCAAAGCGATACTTTAGTTCTTGTATCTTATCCATTTTAAGTTATCCTTTATATGTTATTTAGCTTCTTTACGCTCAAGTTCAATTATCTTTACATTCTTTAATAATGCTTTTGCTTTAAACTTAATCCAGCTAGTTAATGTAAATTTACCGGCCATTTCAACGGATTCTTTAGCAGTTATCCATTGATAGCGAATATAGTATTGTGTGTAGTATTCAGTATCCATTGTCTATTATCCTTTATATCTCATTAACATTTCATTTGATATTGCTAATCCTGCATTTGCCGCATGACGTGGCTTGTATTCATATTCCATGTATTGCCATTCTATCGGGCATATTTTAGCAAGCCATTCCATGAATAACGGCCCATGATTTGCTTTATATCCTGCATAAGCATGGGCCATTTCATGCGCTAGATAATACGTGGTATGATCTATTCCCTTGCGTATTGCATACATAGGGATTGTTATTACCTTGTGCCCGTAATAACATACGCCTCTTTGTTGCTCAACGGCTATAAACTGCCACTTAGCAGTTATCAGATTATCCATATAACCTTTAATACGTGCATCATATAGCTTGCCTGTTTCAGTTAGCATAAAGCTATATTCATCATTTACTTTATTAATCCTTTTCATTGTCTCTTATCCTTTATTCTTGCTTGTGCATCCTATTGTCTATGTTGCGCTGCACCATTTTGTAAGCGCACTTTTTTAGTGCGTTTCGGATTATCTCATAGTCCGGCCCGGACTGTCAAGAACAATTTTCACTATGCGCCACTGTGTTATTCTATTCTCATTACAATAGCTATTCTCCACTAGAATAGAATAGGATGGGCGCTCCGAATAGGAAAACCCGCCAAATGGGAAAACACCGGGGGTCTAGGGTATCCATGCCACACGGATTTATAAATCTCTACTTATTCCCTCCCATGATCTATTGTGTATCCTATACATAAGCCTGTATCTACTAATAACAGCACATGCTTCCCTCTGCCTCTCTTATATTTAAGGGGTAATCGTTTTTTTATAACCTGATATACCCTCTATCTATTGTGATATAGTAATCTACATATACACACTAGACTACACATACAGGCTTATACCTTGCCCATCTACATATGAATAGAGCATGGGAGACAATGAATAGAGATTTTACCAGTCCGTGTGTCGGGGAAGGGTAGCCGTGACGGATTCGGCCATTTGGGGTATTCGGCCATTCGCAGATCAACCCGATAATAAAGGTTGACATGGTTTATTGTTTCCTGTATAATGATTTTTAACGGTCGGGAAAGCGGGATACTGCCCGGTTACACAACCTAATCTCGCACAACTGATAAAGGAAATACAATGAGTGAAGCACAAACAGCAGTAGCACAAGCCGTAGCAAAAGCTTTCAGTAACGTGCTCAAGTTTGTTATCAATGAAACGATTGAGGATAAGGTAACTGGCAAGAACAAGTATCAGAAAATTGCGGAATTGCCAATGCCGTATCCGTCTATCATGGACTTTGGACTGACGGGTAAATTGAAACCCGCTAACAAAGATGAAGGGATAGATGAGAATGGAAAAGATGAGGATGGTATTCTGTGCTTTGAAGATGAAAAACTTGACTGGTTGCAATTTGCGATTGTTCAAGCTTGCAAGGCACAGAACAGGAATAAGGTTGATGGTTCTAACCTGAAAGATGGAATGAAGTTTCCTGAGAACTTTGAGGAACTGGTCGCTGTTGGTGAGCGTAGCGGGGAAGCACTGAAAGCGCGTCACCTTGCGAAAGCTTCATTCGCTGCATATCTCAAGGCTAAGAATAAAACGGATGTAGTTGTTAAACTGTTGGCTGATCTCTTTGTAGATGGTAGCAGCATCCAGACCTGCAAAGATCAATTCGCTGACGCGCTAGAAGGGCACTTGAAGCAATGGGTGCCTGGACTGAATGAAACTGATAAATTGCGCTACAGTCGCACGATTGAAAAAGCCGTTGATGCACTCGGTAGTCGTGCTAAGACACTTGAAGATATGAGCTAGTTATAAACTAGTCTTGTTATATACTGGCGCTTAGTCTCAAAAGGATTAGGCGCCAGCAATAAAAAGACTTGACAAGTATTAAACGATATGTTATAATGTAGTTGCAACATTGATAATGGAGAATGGAAAATGATAAGCAAACTGATAGCACTAATCGTAGTTACCGTGTCAATGATTCTTACGCTGTTTGTTACTGCACTCGAATATGTGAGCCGTCTAGTATGAACCCAGTTATTCTAGCTAACCGTATCTGGCCCATACTCTTACTAGCAATCCGTCGCGGTATCAAGTCTAAGACAGTTGCTAAGACACTCCGAGAACTAGCAAGACAAATAGAATTGATCTAAATCTAACAAGTGATCGGATATCCCCCCGGTCACTTTTTTTTGATTCTACCGGGGCGCGCTATACTCAATGGCACAATGTAAAAATTTCCTAAGTTTTTAAGCTATGCCACAAGTATTCTCTTTATAATAGATATAGACAAGTGCAATAACCGAATACAGGAACACAAGTTGACAGTAAAGGCGGCGGCCTGTAGTATAGTAACATGGTCACAAGTATAGGATACCACAGTGCTAGAACAAATTGCAGACCTATTAGCTCAAGGATATAAAGCGGTACAAGTAGCATCTATGTGTGGTTGTAGTGAAGCTTATATCAGTGAGCTACTTAAAGAGAATGAACAGTTTAAAGAGCGCCTTCGTGAGAAAATGAAGGAGCATATTGCTACGCGCTTAGCAACTAAATATGACCAGTTAGAAGAAAACACGCTTAAGCAACTTAATATTCAAGTTAATAATGAACTTGATGTTGATGATCTTACCAGGATACTTGAAGCTGTTGCACGAATTAAGAATGCAAATAAAGCAACACAATTGCCCGCCGGACACTATAATAACCCTACTGTAGGATTAACTCTTATCTTTCCACAACAACTTCAGCCTAAAGTTATTACTGATGATGGAAATAGAGTCGTATCTATTGGTGATAGAACAATGGTTCCAATGCCAGCACGTGCCGTTAAAGGTATGTTCGAAAAACTTATTGAAGCTGAAAAGGTATTAAACAATCATGAATCAATTACTCTTGAAGAACTTGCCAGTGAAAAAGCCTCCGGCGCCGCCTCTTGAACCATTAAAGGAAGCTGTACGTAGATTGTACAAGCTTGTTAAACCGTGCCCGAAATAGTAACTGAACAAATTGATCAACTTGATGCATTCAAACGTGGGCATCATGATTTTGATTTCTTCTCAAGGCTTGCATTACCACTTATATTAGATTATCCGTTTCCAATATGGTATCTTTATATATGGCAAATGCTTGTTGCGGCGCGCACAAAACAGGAAAGAGCTAGAGTATTACGCTTTGCATTAGGACTTCCGCGCGGCTTTGCTAAAACAACGTTCATAAAGATACTTATCTGTTGGTTCATTTGTTATGATTACGCGAATTTTGCTCTTGTAGTCTGTGCAGATGAGCCTTTAGCTTACAATCTACTGAATGATATAGATGAGATCCTTGGTTCTCCCAATATGGAGAAAGTTTATGGTAAATGGACTATTAATAAAGCCATAAATAACAAGGAACAGAAAACTTGTCTATATAGGAACAAGCCACGTGTACTTGTAGCTGTTGGTTTTAATAGTAATGTTCGTGGACTTAACATTAAGAATGAACGTCCTGATATTCTATTCTTTGATGATGCTCAAACACCAGAGGGCGCGGCCTCAGATACAGAGAGTAAAGCATTTTATACTCGCTTTGCTGGTACATTCTTAAAGCTGATTGACCCACAAGGAGCACTTATAATCTACGTAGGTAATATGTACGCTGGTACTTGTATGTTGGCTTCCTTGCGTGATAGCAAGAGTTGGATTTCTCTTATCACAGGTTGTATATTAGCTGATGGTTCTTCATTATGGCCTGAATTGCATCCTGTAGATGCTCTATTTGATAGTTTTAAGAATGACGTATCTCTTGGCCAGGGTCATGTGTGGTTTGCAGAGATGATGAATGACCCAATTGAACAAAAGACATCTCTACTTCCAGATGGTCTCCTACCTGCATGTCCTTATACAGAAACAGATATAGAAGAAAGAGCTATTGGTGGTTGTGTAATAATTGATCCAGCAGGTTATCGTGTCTTATCAGATGAGAATATCGTAGGTGTACATTTAGTAATGGACGATAGTAATACAGTATTTGCTGATGGAATGGGTGGTGTAGTTGACCCGGAAAAGGTAATTATACAGGCACTTGAATACTGTATACACTATAATCTTAGTATTATCGGTGTTGAAACAACAGCTTATCAACAAACACTTAAGTTTTGGCTTGAGAAATACATTGCAGATCAAAACTTACCGCATATACAAGTTGTAGAATTATCTCCAGCAGGTCGAAAGAAACTATTTCGTATCATTGCATGGATAAAAGAGATTCTTGCTGGTACTTGTCACGTATATGGTGCAATAAGAAACAAGATTTTATGGCAAGCGTTAGCATATAAAGTAGATAAGAAGGATAATAAAGACGATTGGCTTGATGATGGTGCATATATTCTAGATGTACGAGCTGAATATTGGGATCAAATTCTAATGACTATGAAAGAGATTAATCCTAAGAAAGGTCGTATTGGCGTCCGAACAAACAATACTGCATTTTAACGCTTCACAACCTATCAAAACAGGAACCACACAATGGCTACATCTATAACACGCTTATCTGAAAAGAGTCAAAAGAGTCTTGTTGACTATGTACGCTATGCGTTACAAGGTTATCAGGGCCGAACTGACCTTTTTAACAAGCAAGTAGCTATTGATATTGCATATGCGCGTTATCAAGCTGAATGTCAAACAGAAAGTGGCGTAGATGATAGTCGTGCAGCTAATTTTCCTTGTGGATCATTAGATACGATGGTCGCGCCCATTGTTGTAGCACAAGTAGATAGTCTCGTAGCGTATCTTGCAGATATATATTGTTCTGGTTATCCAATGTTTCCTGTTGCTTCTGGGCCAAAAGATAAAGCTGAGGCTGCAACATTACAAAGTATCATAGATACACATGCAATCCTGGGTGGTTATCCAAGACAATTTCTAAAGTTCTTCCGTAACTGTGTAAAATATAACATTGGTGCACTTGAAGTTGATTGGGCACCAATTGAGCGTTATAGCGTTGTTGAAAATTATGCAAAACCACTTGACCCAGCAGCAGTAACAAAAGCTACAGAACACTATTCACGTATTACTTGTGTGGACGCATATAATACCATACTTGATCCACGTGTAGAAGAACCCGCAGATGTTCCTGTACATGGAGAATTCGCAGGACATCTAAGTTTATATGGTCGTATTCGTCTTATTCGCTATTTACAATACCTGGCAAGCACCGAATTTGGCTATAATACGACGCAAGCACTTCATACAGCTATTGGTGGTACAGTTAATCCGCTACAAGATGCGCGCGGAACCTATTATAGACAACGTCCACAGATTTCATCCTTGATACAAGCTAGACAATTCAGTGCTCTCTATGATTTTGACTGGGGAGCATGGATGAACGCTAAACCTGAGCGCGGTGGGCGTAGTATGCGTGGAATGTATGAGATTTGTACCTTATACGCACGTATTATTCCAGAAGAACACTTTATTTATAATCAAAATAAGGATATTCCGTGTATTTATAAGCTTCAAGTTGTAAATAACGATAAACTCATATGTGCGCAACGTATAATCAGTGCATATGATATACTTCCTATCTATGTAGGTCAACCATTTGAAGATGGCTTTGCTGAACAGACACAATCTACAGCAGAAATGCAGATAGGATATCAAGACCTTGTATCTAAACTTATTAACATCCGTATAGCTTCTGCACGTAGAGCTGTTAATGACCGTGCAGTATATGATCCTAAGATGATTGATCCGGATGATGTGAATAATCCGCATCCGCCCGCTAAACTTCCGCTTAAACCTAACAGTCGTCTTGGTGGTAAAGGTCTTGAAGAAGCTTATAGGTCTATTCCATATGATGACAAAGGTACAATTGGTGTAATACAAGATGCGCAGATTGTTATTGGAATGAGCGGACAACAAACAGGACTTAATAAGCCACAACAAGGTGAATTCCAAAAAGGTAATAAGTCTGTGCAGGAATGGAATGATACAATGGCCGGTTCTGATAATCGGCTACGTTTGCAACCTATGAGTCTTGAATATCAAGTGATGTGCCCGCTTAAAGACCAGTTAAAACTCCATATCTACCAATATGGGCCAACTGGTATCTTCCAGGACTTGAAAAAGAATGAACCTATTGAAGTATCTGAAGCAGAAATAAGTGCTCTACGTAAAAAGGTGCTTTACTTTAAGGTTGCTGACGGTTATCTGCCTGTAAGTAAGATTGCAGCTACAAATGCAATAGCTAATGGTCTTGTAATGATTGGTAATAGCCCAGTCCTACAAGCTGTGTATGGGCCTAAACTTGCTCCTATGTTTGCACACTTGATGCAGCTACAAGGTGTTCAAGGTCTTGAAGATTACACACCAGATGAAGCTGAAGCACAAGCAAATCTACAACTTGCACAACAAGCAGAACAAGGAGGCAACAGTGGCGCAGTATAAAGAGAATGATCTAACAGACGTAATTGGTAAACTTACGGAAACAGAAGAACAAGAACTTGCGAAACTGTTACAGAACCCAGTTATTGTTAAATATCTGCGTATTATGGGTATGACCGCCATTTTTGAACAGGCGGCTTATCCATATGATAAGTTGTCAGACTTAAATGGCAATGTAAAACTCCTTTTAGAATTAGCCTATCAAAAAGGGATAATGCACATGGCTAACACATTACTTAACTTCACACATAAGGAGAAGTCAGATGGCCCAGCAAGCTAACCAAAACTTCATGAGTAGAGCAATGGAATACGTGCGTGGAAATACGCAACAGCAAGGTAATCGTGGTACGCACGATAATCAACAAGGTAATCAGCAAGGAAATCAACAAGGTAATAACCAACAAGGTAGACAAGGAAATCAGCAACAAAATAATCAGCAAGGTAATAATCAACAACAAGGTAACAATCAAAATAATCAGCAACATCAGGACGCAAACAATCCTGAGAATCGCCAAACGCCGTTTGCTGCATATGAAAAACTATGGCAAGATGTGGATAATTCAGCGGAAACTCCGCCAGATTTTAAACTTGATGGAAAGCTTATAAATGATACAGCAGAGAATCTAGACTTTCTATCTGGTTTACCTGAAGATTTACAAGAAGGAATGTCAGCAGCTTTTGGTGATAATGCACAACTTGTTGGTAAGATTCTTAATCATATTGGTCGTAGATCTTACGCAACATCAGTTACACATGGAACAGCACTTGCTGATAAGTATCACAAAGTAAAAGATACATTCGCTCAGAAAGGGCTTGGGCGTAGTATAAGAGAACACATGGCCCTTACAGGTATAGCTTCACATGAAGCCGCACAGAAACATCCAATCGTACGTGAGACATTAACAATGATTGGAAAAAGACTTTCACAACAATATCCAGATGCATCACCCGATTGGATTAAAGATAAAGCTTTAGATTTTATCAAAGACTTAAATGGTGCCATGTTCCCTTCTGACCCAGCGCAAGATAAGCAACAACAGGCTAAGAAACCTGGTGGAACTGATTTTGATTGGGATAACTGGGGAAAAGGCGAGAAACCTGCTGAATAGGCAGGTATAAACTAAACCTGTAAGGAGTTTTAAATCATGGCTTTTTATACTGGTGTATTCAATACGAACGCAGATAACCCTGTAGAACTCAATAAGAGAAGTTTTGCTAGTCATATTCTACGTTTGTTTCCTAATGGTTCAGCACCAATTTTCGCGCTTACAAGCCAAACAGGACGTAGCTTAGCAAAAGCTTCTGCACACGGTTATTTCTCTAAGACTCTTCTATTTTCAAGTGTTGTAATTAACCAAGCATCTTCTCCGGCTGGTTATGGTGTATCTGCTACATCCTTAGTTGTTACAGATACTACTGGTATTCTTCCAAAGATGGTGCTTCACAATCCTACTACACGTGAAAACTTGCGTGTTACTGCTGTTCCTGATGGTGTTACACTAACAGTAACGCGTGCATTTGGTCGTGTAGCTGCAGGAACAATTGCCAACGGTGCAACACTTGTAGTAATTGGTAATGCGTTTGAAGAAGGTTCAGCGCGTCCGACTGAGCGTGGTCTTACAATGATTCACGTTCCTAACTATACGCAAATCTTCAGAGATGCTTGGGCAGTTACAGATACAGCTCGCGCATCTTATGTTGAGATGGGTGTAGGTAATATCGCAGAAAGTCGCCGTGATTGTTCCTTATTGCATAGCGTAAATATGGAAAGTGCCATTATCTTTGGACAACCGAAGATGGATACTACTGGTTCTCAGCCATTGCACGCTACGCAAGGTATTATCGACGCAGTAGAACAATATGCGCCGAATAACACCAATACTGCTGCGACTACTACATCCTTCAGCCAATTTGTAACACTAGTTGAACCTGCTTTCCAATACAGTGCAGATATTGGTGATCCAAAGTCACGCACGTTGTTTGGTGGTTCTACGGCAATCAAAGTAATAAATGACCTTGCACGAAAGAGTGGACAAGTGTTCATTCAAGATGGACAAACAACCTTTGGCTTGCATTTTACTAAGTTTGTGTTCTACAAAGGTACCATCTACATGATTGAACATCCTATCCTTAACGGTATTCCTTCCATGGCTGGTTTGGCAATGATTATAGATATGCCTGCTTTGAAGCTTGCATATATGGAAGGTCGTGATACACGTGCTGAGGATTATGGTGGTGCTGGACGTAATAATGCAAACGGTGTAGATGCTGATGGTGGTTCTCTTACTACTGAGTTTGCTGTTGAACTCATCAATCCGCAAGGATGCGCTATCATCTACAGTCTACAAACTGGTGTTGCTGACGCGTAATACTGAAAGGTAATACAATGGCAATTGACCTTAGTGATTTAATTAAGAAGAAAGGAGAGGGGACGAAAGTCCCTTCTTCTGTTGTCCCATCTAAAAGCAATGTATCAGAACTAAAACTTCCAATAGTAAAAGATAAACCTGCAACTGTTCCTGGACGTATTTATTTTCATTCTGATAAACCAAATCTTGGTTTCTTTATGGGTGAGAAACGATACGCGTTTAAAGGTAACTACCTGGAAACAGACGATGTTGTTCTTGCTGATTTCATAAAGCGCCACTATGGTGCACTTGTCAATGAGATAACAGAAGAACAGAAAATACAAGGTACAAGTCTAAAGTAATTGTCTAACACAAAAGGCTAAACATGCAACTCAGTGAAATGGTTGATAAGGTTATTACTCGCACAAAGCGCCCTGACAAGCGCACAGAAGTTGTTGACGCGATAAATAATGCCATATCATTCGCTTCACTGGGTGCATCTTTTATGCAAGACTTATTAGAAGGTACAGTGAATATCACAGCAACAGAATATGCACAAAGCTTATCTATTAGTGTTAACTTTCCTAGATTCCGTAGAATCAAATATCTTAAGCGCACTGGTGCAACAAAGTTTCTAAAACAAGCTGATCCGCTTAAGATATTTGATGCCTGTGGTGTTGAACAACTTGAAAGATGGTATCGTGCTGGAAATAACATTGTATTCAAATTGCAAACGCTAAGTCCAACACTTGAATACGGATTCTTTCAGTATCCTGAGCTTCTTGAAGATGATGCGGATACACATTGGATGCTTGATATTATTCCAATGTATGTATTCAATAAGGCATGTGCAGAAATCTTCCAAAGCATTGGTGATGCAGATAATGACATGCGTACATGTGAAGCACGTGCGATAACACTACTTGATGTAGCCAAGCAAGATTTTGAAGATGGTGGAACAGCAGTTAGTGCATAGGTTTATAGATAACAATGTTTCATACGCCACAGTTCATAACACAGCAAGCTGCTACTAAGGCTTTTGTATTAGCGCAAGTAGGTAATATAACTGGTACATTAACGCCAAGTCGCCTTGTAGCTAGTGATGGTCTAGGCGCACTTACAAGTGTTGGTAATCTTGCAAGCTGGATTGCTGGAACAAGTAATCAGATAAGTGTTGCAAATGATGGCGATGGGACAGTTACATTATCTACGCCACAGAATATTCATACTGGTGCTAGTCCAACATTTGCGGATTTAACACTAACAGGAAATTTGGTTGTTGATAACAATGTAACACTGGGTAGTTCTGATGCTGATGAGATTACAATAAATGCAGGTACTGCACTTGTAACAAGTTTCTATGGTTTACAGATTAACAAAATAAATACCACAACAGATTTTGATATTACAGCAGTTGCCGGTGCTTTTCACAGAAATCAAGCTGTTAGTGCATCTAGTATGGTAGTTACGGCACTTATTTTTCGCGCAACTCAAGAATCCAGTAGTTCACTTGCACAATTACGCGGTATATTTGGTTCTGTACATAATACAAGTGGTGGAACTGGTACAGTATCTTTTTCTGCTGCTGTTAACCCGCAAATACTATTTGAGGGCGCTGCGACACTTACTGACGTAATTGGTGTATACCCAGCAGCGAATTTTAATGCTGCATGTACAGTTTCAAATCTATACGGTACACTTAATGCCGTAACAGCAAATAGTGGTGGTGCAACAGTTACAACTAATACGTTATTTGATACAAATACGCAGACAGTAGGAACGAACATTCGTGGATATAGAGGTCGTATTGCAGCAGCATCAGGTAGACATAACTTATACCTAGATGGAACAGCAGATAATTCTATTGCTGGATTGATTAAGTGCAATTCTACCTTTGGTTTTACATCTACGTTTGATGGTACAGCCGATGTTATTTTAGTAAGAGACGCTGCTGCTGTCCTGGCTCTTAAGGATAGTACAACGAATCAGTCCTTACGTGTATATGGTAGTACAACTGGGCCAGATTATACAACAGTAACAAATAACGGTTCTGCTGGTATAATATCTACATCTGGCGGTTCATTACAACTTAATCCGTTTAGTAAAAATATTCTTCTTAATTCTGGCGCAGGTGTTGGTTTAGGTTTAGGCGTTGTTTCAATACCAAATGCAACAACAAATCCATCTACTAATCCGACTGCTGGTGGTATTCTTTATTCTGATGCCGGTGCTGGTAAATGGCGTGGTAGTGGTGGAACAGTAACAACATTTGGGCCTGCATAATGGCTGCGAAGATAATCCATAGAGTAGCTGGTGCAGTATCAACTGTTGGTGCTGCAACAGAAGTAATGGCTCTAACACCAATACCAACTGGTTGTGCCTTTTTTGCTGCTGGTAGATTAATTGGTAGAGATACAACCAGTGGAGCTATTGTAGCGGCGCAAAAGTTTACAGGTGGTAAAGATGTTGCAGGAGTTAAATCACTTGTTGGTTCTGTTCTTGATTCTATAGCACCACAAGCTGATGCGTCTCTTGTTACTGCATCGGCTACTTTTGGAATAAATGGAAGTAATCTAGAACTTAGAGCAACAGGTGTTGTTGGACGAACAATTGAATGGTTTGGTGAATTGACTATCTACATTAATTAGGAGTTGTATATGGAAATGAGCGTTTATGCAGAGAAGAAAGAAAAAGAAACTGTCCAGTTACAAAAACTGGCTAAAAATTTCTTTCAACTTATTGCAAAGAAATACGATCCGGATACTGCTGTTGAAGTTACACCTGAGATTCTAACTTTTAATTTTGAATCAATTGAATCACAGCTTAAAGAAATTGATGAAGGAATTTTGTTATTGACAAAAAGAAGAGATAATCTTCTTGTTCTTAAAGCAGACATGGAAGCAATTGTATAATGCAACAAGATGGACACACAACAGTTAATTCTACTTATGGTTGGTATAATCCAATTAGGTTTTGGATTTGTCATAAATAGGATTTTCTCTGAATTTGAAAAGCAAAGATTAAGTATAACAACGCTATTTACTAATCTCGCAAAAACGCGTGAAATGGTCTTAGAACACCGCATAGAAAATTTAAAAGACCAATTAGAACAATGTCGCAAAGGAGTAATACCGCATGAAACTGTTTAAACTCCTTCGTATTGCAAAACGAGATGATGGAGTTTTTGGTGTCTTGATTGATAATACCTTACCATTCGCATTAACAGCAGAGCGCGCCTGGCTTAATAATGAGAAAGGTAAATCTTGTATTCCTGCTGGGACATACATATGCAAGCGTGTTAATAGCCCAAAGTTTGGTAACACGTTTGAAGTAACAAATGTTATTGGACGTAGTGAAATCTTGTTTCATAAAGGCAATATTGATGATGATTCTCGTGGTTGTATTCTTGTTGGTGAACAGTTTGCAGTATGGCAAGATAACTCGTGTTCTATCTCAGCATCACAAGCTGGTTTTACCGAGTTTTTATCTCGAACAGCCGCAATAAATGAATTCCAACTTGATATACTTGAGGTAAATTAATAATGCTACCGCTAATACCTCTTCTTGTTCAACTTGCAAGTGCTGTTCCTGCTCTTATGAAGTATGCTGGAGCTGGCGAAAGATCAACAGAAATAGCTGAACAAGCGGTAGGAATTGCACAGGCTATTACTGGTGTAAAAGACCCAACTACCGCGGTCAATCAAGTATTAGCTGATCCTGTTAAAATGGCTGAATTTCAATTGAAAGCAAATGAACAACTTATGACCTGGGATAGTTTATTTCTTGCTGATGTGCAAAGTGCAAGGAATCGTGATATTGAATTAGCTAAAACTGGCTATAGGAATATCCGTGGGCATAGTATGTATGTTCTTGCTGTTGTTATGATTGGATTACTTGTTTGGCAAGTTCTTGTTTCAGATACACTCAATGAATATGCAAAAGGTATCATAACACTTGTTCTTGGTCGATTCCTAGGTTATCTTGATAATATTTATAACTTTGAATTTGGAACAACTCGCTCATCGCAACAGAAAGACCAAACAATTAAACAATTAACTAATGGTAAAGGCCATGGATAGCCAAGAGCTTACTGAATGCTTTGCAGCAGCTATCGCTAGTCTACAAGATAGTGCTGGTGGTCTTTTGTTTGTTAAGTTTCCAGCACATGAACCAGAAAAAGATTATGATGATAGTCTATTAGATTTAAATACAGAAAATGAAGCACCAGGTACTATGGGACGCTATGGTGGTGGAACACAAGATGCAATCTTAATGGATAATCCGAGCCAATCTAATGTCTAGACGTTTTAGAACATTTCCAGATGGTTCACCAGTACAAGATGGTGATATTTTTCTATTGTCTAGGCTTGACCCAAGTAGTCCAACTGGTTATAGTAACTATACAGTAACAGGTGCGGAACTGGCACTTTATTTTGGTACGCCAACAGTTGCATCATTTCTATTACTTGAAGATGGTGCAAGCATGTTTTTATTAGAAGATGGAAGTAGCAAAATACAGCTTCAGTAAATAAGGATATATGGATACCAAAATTTCTGCGTTAACTGCTGGTATAACAGCAATAGCTACTGATAGGATTCCGGCTGCTCGTAGTCCTTTTGGTTCTACCGATAACGTATATCTTACACCTGCGTATCTTCAGACGCTATTTGAAACATATTTTGATACACAATATGATGCAATAGGTTCTGCGGCTACGGTTGACGCTAGTCTTAATGCTTTAGTTGCTTCATTAGGTAGTTTAGCATTTGTAAGTAATCTTACTGGTGTTGTTACATCAACTGGTGGTTCTACTGCAATAGCTGATGCAGCACTTAGTATTGCAAAAACGAATGGACTTCAAGCAGCACTTGATGCTAAGCAAACACTTGATGCGACACTTACTGCATTAGCTGCTTTAGATGCTACGGCTGGATTACTTACACAGACAGCAGCAGATACTTTTGTTCGCCGTAGTCTAGATGAAGGTGTTGGAATAGATATAACCAACCCAGCAGGAACAGCGGGCAATCCATCAATAGGTCTTAGTGCAAATGCAAAGAAACGCAGTTTTGGTATAACTATAGATGGTGGTGGTAGTGCTATTACTACAGGTATTAAAGGTGATATAGTAGTTCCATTTGATGGTACAATTACTGGTTGGACAATACTTGCTGACCAATCAGGTAGCATTGTAATAGATGTATGGAAAGATACATATACAAACTATCCTCCAACTGTTGCAGATACTATTGCTGGTTCGGAAAAGCCAACATTAGCATCTGCAAGTAAAAATCAAGATTTAACACTATCTACTTGGACAGTTGCGGTAACTGCTGGAGATATTATTCGATTTAATGTGGATAGTATAACAACAGTTACACGCGTTTTGCTTTCAATTGATATTGTTCCAAGTTCGTAGAAAGGCGCAAAATGAAAGTTACAGCATTCACACGGTTACAGAACGTTTCATTAGTTCCCGGTATTGCACCAAATGCACCTGGTTGTTGGGGTGTTCAGAATGATATGCTCTTTTTGTTTTGTTATTGGCCTAAACTAGATAGACCAACAAAACTCTTTGCTGATGGTTCTACTGGTATTAAAGTAATGGGAAGGACACCTAGAAATGTATGGTTTCCTGATGATGTTGAATTCTTAGATTATTATCCAGATGCATTATATCCAGCAGAACAAGCAGTATTTGCTGCATTTCCATATCGTGGGCGTGCGCTAATAAATTTATCTCCGGCGGAAGCACAAGTATGGCTTGATGCTTATAATGCTGCAATAGCTACGTTTCCACCGACACATGTTACGCATCCAACTACACGGAACAGTAATTTTTTACGGCATAAAGAAGTTAAGAGCGAACGGACAATTGTGTTGAAAGAGGATGGTGTATTACCAGATGGCACAATACTACGTGCTGGTGCTGAAATTGTTAAATATGATTATGAAGAATTCATTGCCGATTTAACAACGCAAGAATGTGTTGATTTGATGAATGGAACAGCAATAGAAAGCGAATTACGGCAAACAAAAGCTTTCGTTTGTTCTGATGCGTCAGAGAAAACACTTGAACAATGGATTATTGAAAAGGCGGCAGTTGAAGCCGAAGTGGTGAAGTAATGGGAAAGTGCTATGTAGACAGTGGTGGTAATGCAAATAATAGCGGCTCTAGAGATTCTGCTTCTGCATTATATGCTATTACAGTTCATGCTACATACGCAGGTGGAACAACAATTCCTATTGTTGAAGCCCATGATTTATCTGTATTAAATACAAGTGGTGCAAACCAGGATAGTGTTAATTTTACTGATGCCACTAATACTACACAAGATATCTTTTGGATTTCTGGTGTTGATAATGCTGCTTCTCCGAAAACGATCACTGTTACTGTAGCACCAACTGGTCTTACTGCTGGAGCAAGTACTGGAAATATTGGTGGCCAAATTACTGGCGCAGGATTATCTGGTGAAGAAGCATTTACACGTGCTGGTGATGTAGTTATATATAATAATAGTCCTGCTGCCCAAGTTGGCGCGTTATTTAGCTCACGTAATTCAGGAGATAAAACAGGCGGAAGAATTACAGTAATGGGCAAAGCGGGAGTACGCCCAGTTTTAAATACTACAGGTAATACTACGCCATTAAATATTTCAAATTCACATGGTTTGTGGTTTATTGACAACTTTGAGCTTGATTGTGATGGATCAACCGGAGTTGGTTTTACAACTGGTGCTTCTGATGGTGTTAACCATAATGTTAAAGTAACTGATTCAGGTTCAGGTGGAGCTATTCTATGTGGCGCTGGTTTAACGCTAAATTGTGAAGCAAGTGGTTCGGCTGGCCAGGGATTATCAACAACAGGCGGTTCGTATCTTGGTGTGTATTTACATAACAACGCTTCTGATGGAGTAAGGAATACAGCAAACAATGGTGGCCCACAACTTTTCTTTTCAATAATTGAAAGTAATACAGGTCGTGGTGTCTATCATAGTGGTGCGCCATCAACAATAACACATCAAACGCTTTTATTTGGTTGTACAATATGGGATAATGATGATTCTGGCGTTGAAGCTGCTGATGATGACGCTATATTTACGATACTAAATTCTATTATTGCGGAAAATGGAAATGGTTCAACATCGTTTAATAGCGAATTTCCAGGAACAAACCAGGCTGATTTGTTAGGTTTTCATGCCTATAATATCTTCTATCGGTCAAGTGGCACAAACCTAAATAACTTAACCGTAAATGCCAATCTTGCTGGAACAGAGCTTACAACTGACCCACAATTTACTGATGCTGCTGGTGGTAACTTTGGTATAGCATCTGGAAGTCCTGCAAAAGCTGTTGGTTTTCCAGGTACATTCTTAGGTAGTGCAAGTATTGGTTATCTTGATATAGGTGCAGTACAAAGACAAGAAGCTGGCGGTGGTGGTGGAGCATCATCTCATACATTTGTTGGTTAATATGCCTTGGTATCAACATGGGCGTCCTTTTGAAGATTGGACAGTTGTAGTTGCAGCACAAGGGCCATCACTTATTCCTGAACAAGTAGATGAAGCAAGTCATATTTTTCCTACTTGTGTGTGTAAAGATGTTTATATGTATGCTGAAAATGCCAAGCTTATATACGCGTGTGATAGAGCTTGGTGGCATCAAAGATGGAGAACAGATGAAGCATTAAGGAAACATAAGGCTGTTAAGGTAACGCTTGATTATCAAAAACTTGATACAAAGGTTCCAGATTTACAATGGTTAAAATGCGGCGGAAACCACGGTTTTATCTTCGAGGAAGGTGTTGTTGCTCACGGAAGAAATACTGGGCATCAGCTTATAAATCTAGTCGTAAATATGGGTGCTCCACGGCTTATACTAATGGGATACGACATGCGGGTTCTAGATGGTAAGACACATTGCCATGATAGACACGTACCTGTTCCACATACTGTCTTTGATGATTTCTACGGAGCAATGATGCAAGCAGCACCATTACTGGTGAAGAAAGGAATAAAGGTAATAAATACCAGTATGCGTAGTAGACTTACTTGTTTTCCTAAGATGCCATTTAATGAAGCACTTGATTGGGGTAGAGGCTAAGTATGGTTGAAATTAATGATAAAAAGCTCTACAGAAACAGTAGCTTACAAGGAGATGCCTTACCCCTTGAGATTTTGCTTTCAAAAGGACTTATAAAGCAAGATTTCACTGTTACTCCAGCAAATGCTATTGCCTTACCTACTGATACAGAGCTCTTAGTTGTTTATGGAGATGATGTTACTTCGTGTTATCTAATGCTTGGCTCTGCTGTAGTTGTGCCAGTAAATGGCGTATTCAGTCTTGGCTTACATTATATACCTTCCGGTTCTATCAAAGTTATTGATGGAAATGGTGCAACACATATTAGTCTTGTATCAAGAACGAGTGAAGCAGGAACACTCATTATTGAATGTGCTTACGCGTATAAAGACGCGCGGAAACCTAAACAATTAACCAACACGTAGAATAAACATGGCACAAACTGTTAAACTCATTGACATAAGTAGAAGCTATATTCCTATAGACCCGAATAGCTTTCCGGAGTCTATGCACTCTACACAAGCAGAGGATGCTCCTGAAGGACGCATTCCTGTAGTGCCTTATGACGGTTATAACTTTATGCCAACTGCATATGGTTATATGAGTTATTTCGGAATTAATAGTATACTTAATGTCAATCCGTTAACTGGGTTAACAACACCATTTGCACTTCTTAACGTAGATGATGTCTTTGTTGTCCAAGGACTAACACTCCAGAATACAATGGTTGCTCTTTGTGAGGATGGTATATACACAAAGTATGCAGCTTCAACAGGTGCATGGGACAAGGTTATTGCCTTAACTGTCCCAGCAAGTGGTGTCCATAAAAACTACACATACTGTGTAATAGGTAATGAGGTTTATATCTATCGTGCAGGTGAATTGAATGTATGGGTAATGAGAGCAGCAGAGGACTTTGTTCCTACTGTATTGACCCCATCAAGTAACTTGAATATGCCAGCTCAACAAGGGATATTTAAAGCTGGTGGCCGCTTAGGTATCTGGGATAGTGCAAACAGTATTGCATGGTCTGATATTGATGATAAGATGGATTTTGTACCTGACTTAGAAACAGGTGTTGGCGCGGCTATATTCCAGCATATTGTTGGTAAGATTACTGTATGCCTACAACACGGTAACGGTTTCATGGTTTACTGCACTAGGTCTATTGTCCATGTGAAGCGTAATGCTGATGCAAACTTCCTATGGGCTAGTGAGACAGTATTTAATGAAAACGGCCTTAGTTATCTTGGCCAAGCGACAACAGGTCAACCGGATACAACACATTTTGCTTATACAACATTTGGTCTAATTAAGATTGAGAATGGTATTGCTGAGTATATTATTCCTGAGGTTTTCAGTTACCTGAAAGAAACAAGAGATCCGATATTTGTGCGTGTGTTAGAAGGCCGATATTTGTTTTTAGAGTTTATTAATGCTAACTATGTTCTTGGAATACCTAACTTCAGCTACGTAAGTGTGCCTTCTACAACATTTACATTTAAAGGCGCAAGTTACAATATAGCGCATATAGAAGATAATCCATGCTTGGCTTTAGGTAGTATCGACAGTAGTTTTGAAGAAAACTATCTATATACTACATATGGTTACACGTCATATACACAAGCTGTATCTCCTGGACAAGTTCCTATTTGGGAAGATATACTATCAACAGGTGTTCCAGCAGCTACGCTTCTTTCATGGAAAACGTATGGTTCTGGAAGTTTTGGCGATAGTTTATATTTTAGTAGCGTAGCTTTTGCTAATGGCGGTATTACAAAAATAGATGGAAGTGGAACAGAATTCTTTATTCCAGCTACATCGGTTAATATGCCGCTTGTTGCTGGATTTGCTGCAGATGAAACAACAGAAGAAAATACAGATGACTTCTATGCTAAGCAAGATTTCTTGTGGATGTATGAAGCAGCGTTTCAGGAAAGTTGGAAGAAGGCAATACTAGATAAAGTACACGCACCGATTACTATTGAAGGTGTAATGGATTTAGGAACAGTTCCAGCAAGTGGTATACAAAGTTTTGGACCATATCTTGATCTATCGTTCTTTTCTGAAGCAAACAAATGGTATGGTCAAGCTGAAAAGAGTGCTTGGTTACAACGTAGTCTTACAAAAGGTTTCTATGTTGACATACCAGTCAACTATGATATTAGCTATAGTACACCTATTTTAATGACAACAACGGCGGATTATGGTGGTAGTTTACCATCACCCGCATATGTAGGTGATTTCTTTAATGGACATCTATCTGGACTTGGTACAACTATCTCTGGACTTTCAGGGCCAGCAAGTTGTGGTGCTTGTAGTACATTTTATTTTACTGTAATGGTTGGAACTGGAATAACACAAGTTTGGTATTCAAGCGTAGGTATTCCTCCTGGCCCAGCATATGAGCCTGATGGTTCTCCTGGTACATCACCTAAGTGTTGTCGTATTGATTTTGGAGCAAAACGTGCAGATAATGATGAAGATATAACAGCATTAATGGCACCATACGCTGGTAATCCATTTCCCCCAGATACATATGCTATTGTAACGCAAACATTTGGGCAACCTGTATTTCGTCCTGTTGATTTTGAAACTTGTGTATATCAAGAACTTGGTTATACACATATTAAGGGACATGGACATTATGATTTGTTAGGAAACTTCTTTGTTGATGATTCAACACCTGAAGCTCCTGATTATGAAGATATATGCCTTACTAATCCTGCAAAGATACGGCAAGCACATGTAATGGGCGTTCCAATAGGAACAGGCACAGGACAAGCCTGTGTTGCACAGGAAGTTACGATACTTAGTGAACTATTTACGTATCCTGACCAAACTATAACCTTACCACCTTCGTCATTCTTAATGCAAGATGGTTCTATTGAGCCAATATATCCAACGTATCAAGGTGCATTTGTTTATGACTTACAATATAAGAAATGGGGTAAGTGTGGACAGCCATTCAAGCGGCTACTTAACTATAGTCCTATAAATAGTGTAGCAGGTGATAGGCCAATTCCTGCTGATATTTTCAGTGTAAGCGCAGGTTGCTTACTTGACGATGGAACTCTAGCACTCTTTGACAAGTATCCAGCCGATAGTATTATTAAGATCGGCAAGATTGGATACTTCCGTAAAGGATTCACAGACTGCGAGGAAGTACGTATACAATTCAGAAATCTAGCTACAGGAAATGTAACTGTAGAAGGTTCTTTAGATGGTAAGAATATAGAACCTGCTATATCACAAACTCGCAGTTATACGGATGTTAACGAGGTAACTGAATACTTTTCAAATAGTGCAAGATGGTTTAATATCGTAATAAATGGAATCTACGATATTAAGAACCTTGACTTTAATGGTCACAAAAAAGGAAAGCGGTAGTCTACGCATTAAGGAGAATTATTATGGCAGCAGTTGATAGAAACACTGGGCTACCTGTTAGTCCATATGGGACAGAGCAAAGTTATCAGCAAACAGCACAAACTGGCCCATCTACTACAAACACTACTGGAACTACTACCAGTAACACAACAGGAACCAATGCGACTGTTGCAAGTAACTATTCACTTAATACAACACCTGCGGCGCGGGATGCTCTTAATAGCCTGATTGCACAGTTACAAGATCGTCCAGTTATTAGTGCTGAGGAAGCTGCTGCTAAGTTTCCAATAGCACAAGCGCAGTATTCACGTAGTGGATGGATATTTCGTAATCCAACGACTGGTCTTACTATGTCTCAGACAGAAGCAAATCTTTTTAATACACAACAAAAAGCAAGGCAGACAGAATATGTTAAGAGTGGTGGTATGGTTGCTGGTGGAACAATAGAACAAAAGGCACTTGCAGCCGAGAGACAAAAAGAAATCGAACGTGGACGTAGCAGCCAAGATAGATATAGTAAAGAAGCTGCATTTGCTGATGCGAAAGAACTTACTAATTACTTTACGAGAGTTCTTACTGAACAGCAGATGCCGTCAATCTTACGTGGTGCAGAAGGTGCTGGTGCTTCACAAGGAACTGCACGTTCTTTACTTACACAGCAAGCTGTAGCCAGAAGTTCTGAAAGTGCGGCTAAGGTTGGTTTAGATGCTGCTGTAGCTTATGGCGGGATCAATACTCAATTTGCTGCTATTCTTGAAGAACTTACAAAGAATGACCCGAACAGTATTGCAAATCAGTTGATTGCTGCGCTTAATACTGCAAAAGGTATCGAAACAAGTGGTGTATCTAGTAGCGTAACGAATGTAAATCAAAATACAACTGGAATAACGGATCAGACGGCTGTAACTACTGGTAATACTGTCAATACAAATAAACAGGTAGGCACACCTGCTGTTGCTACACCACAAGCAATGATTCAAGCATCACCTGCTTATACGCCATCTAGTGCTGCTGGAACTGGATATGTTGTAGCTAATGCACAAGAACCAGTATATGAGCAAGCAGAATTTATTTATGGCGGTGGTTCTAACGTAATAATTGAGGATTAAGGAGAGACAATGGCTGAAGCCCCTGTTAATGACGGTGCACAAAGCACTAGCGAACTTGATGTTCGTATGCAATTTGCCGCTGTCTTGCAAGAACAGATACTTAGTTCTCAAGCTGAGCAAGAAAGGAAACTAGCACAAGCTAGAACTGAAAGCACGAATATTGAAGTTGGAACAGTTCCGCAAACACCTGATTATGTTGTGAAACCTGGTGAGCGTGTTATTGCGTCATTCGGTAGAACTAAGGTTATCAATAAAGATGGGACTACGTCTATAACAACAGAAGCCGCGCCAGTCCATGATATTGATATTCCAAAAGTTACAAATGCTTTCACATCTGGTACTCCACAGTTTAACGTAGAAAATGAATTCAGGAAGTTACGTTCTATTCAAGATGTAACTGAACGTGAAGATGCTGCACAGTTACTATTTGTGAATCTAGGACAACAAGCTACGGTTATTCAAGACCGTATAAGGACACAGTCTGCACAACGCTCAGGTGTTAATGATGCTCAGATGGCATTAGATAAGAATATTGCGCTTGATGCTGCTGCTGTGCAAACAGGTAAGATTCGTCCTGGTGATACTACTATGCAAACTGAAAATGCCAGGAAAGCTTATACTAATGCGCTACAAGCAGCGAATCAACTTGAGGCAGATTTACTTAAGAAAGATCCTGAATTTCAGCGAATTAATGACTATCGTGCACTTGTAACTAAAGAATTTGCACAGATTGACAAGCGACAAGATCGTGCTGATAGAAATGAAGAGCGCTTTGGTGTTATGACAGATGATAGACTTAGAAATGCTCAGCTTGCTTTAGGTCTTGCTAAGGCAGATACTTCTATTGTCCCTCAAGTTCATCGTAGTCTAGTTAAAGATAAAGCACTAGCTACTGTACTTGATGCCAATAAGCAGACACTTCCGCGTTTTCTTGTAGATGCTGATATACAAGTGCGTGAATATGCGTATAAGATACTTGCAGGACAAGAACGTGCAGCTTTAGGACTTGGACCAAAAGATAAACTTCCTGATTATATTACGGCATTAGAACCACTTGTAGCTAATCGTGAAGCTTTAATTAGTGGTGTTCGTTTAAGTGCTCTTTCCGCGCAATCAAAAGAACGGCTGAAAGAAGGAACTAGGAAAACAAACCAAGCTCTTGGTGATAAATCTAAAACAGAAACTAAAACTAACATGCTTCTTGAAGTACTTAATTCTGAAATAGAAGCTACAGCACGACAGCGTTATCAACGTATGGATGCTTGGACATTCCAAGATCCACAACTTAAGGCTGTTGTTGATAGTGTAAAGCTTAATAACAAAGATGGTAAGGTCTTAATGAGTGATGGTGTAGATGCTGTTATCAAGGCTGAGATGAAGAATCCCGATGGTTCTGTAATGTCTCCGCAACAGAAGATTAGCGCACTTGTTCAATCCCTTGGAATTACTATGGGAAATGATAAGGCTTCTGCTATTCTTCCATCTGCTGAGAATTATCTAGCTAGTTATGCAGCAGATGTTAGAAATCGTGCGATGTCATCGTATGTTCGTGACCAAATGAGTATTGGTAGGTTTGTTGGGCCATTGAGTGTTATTCCTGATGCACTTATTGGTGAAGGTTTAGTTCGAGTGCAAGATTTGTTTAAGACAAATACACCTGCATCACCACAAGATGAGCTTAATAAACCTGATAAAATTCCTACTGGTGTTCTTGGTGCAAGGAGAGGCTAATGCCTTTAGATTATATTGAAGATAAAGACATCGCAGGTAATGCTGCAGCTTCTATTATTGGTGGAGCTAAGAACGCAATTGTATCTACAGGTGCAGACTTTCTTTCGACAGTATGGAATAGTACTGTAGGTCTTGTTGGTGGGCCTGAATTATCTACACAGGATATTCTACAAAAAGCCGATGCTGATGCGCTTTCATTTTATGGTGAACACAGAGAAGGTGTAGAAGCTGCTAGTTTCTTAGCTGGTATTGTCGCTCCACAAGCTGCAACGATTAAACTACTTGGCTTTGCTAAAAATGGAATGACCGCTTTAGGTAAAAGCAATAGTCTTGCTGCTGCTGTAAGTGACGTTTTTGCAGGAACAAAGGCACAAGCATTGCAGTCAGATCTTCGTGTATTAATGGAAAATGCTAAGTATGATACGAAGATCTACTCAGATACAATGAAGAAGCTATATGCTGCAAAGATTGGTGAAAACGTAATTGATGCGGCAATATTTGAGATGGCTACTGTAGGTGCGCTTAATGCCCATCCATATATGGAAGATTATATGGAGTCTCCGTATAGTAACTTTGCTTTATGGGCTACAGTTGGTGCTGGTATTGGTGGTGGATTAGGTGTTATACAAGCACGTTCCGCTGCTAGAGCGGCCTTAGGAGATATTAGGACTGAAGCACAAGCTATTGTTGGAAGTAACTATATCCATGTGAATGAGGCATTACCTAATGGTGCTCAGGTTCAGACGTATAATATGACTATTAGGAATCTTGAAGCTGTTATTAAGAGCGAAGTTAATCCACTTACTAAGAACCTTAGTGATGAGCTATTGACCATCATGAAGGCTAAGCGTGAAGAGCGGATTATAGAAGCTGCTCCGTGGCTTTCTCCGAAAAGTAAAGATGTTCCTAGTGATTATATAGAGCTTAAGGGCGCTGTTGAGCAACTATTGGGTATGCCAGAGATGATGGGTGTAGATAAGATTAAGCTTCCTAAGATGAGCTTTATTCCTAAGACTAAAGGTGATAGACTTACACTTGAAGTTGATATGTTGGAGAAACCTACGAAAGCACTTCTTGATAGAATTAGTCAAATTGAAAACGCTTTACCAGCCTTTGAAAATCTCGTTAAAAAATTAAAACAAGATAGTGGAAAAGACCCAATTGCTGCGATGAATAAAGTTGTTAGTTTAAAAGAAGAACTTGCAAAACTAACAAAAGAAAAAACAAAACTTAAGACTGTTTTCTATCGTCCATCTACGGGTGACTTATACGACAGAAATCTTGCAGGTGCTTCAGCATTAGCTGTAGACCTTAAAGGTTATAAGCCTGCTGCGCCTAAAGCTGTTAACTTACAGAATCCTGGCGCAGACTACTTTATTGAGACTGCTGCTCGTGGTAAACCTTCGGCTGTTCAAGACTCCGTTTTTCTTGATGAACTCAATGCATGGAGTAAAGCAGTTAAAGCATCAGATGTTGTTAACATCGGTATTGCGCCTGATAACCTGGCTAGACTTAACGCAGCAACAAGTTGGCTTAGTAAGGTTTCTCCGGAGTTAAGAGAGACAATACAGTTTAATATTACAAGTAGCTTACCGAGTTTTAATCAGACGAAACGCTTTATTGAGAGTGGCGCGGCTGGTGTTAAAGCTACGCATTTACAGGATATTGAAGCTATTATTGAAAGTAAGCGTGTTGCTTTTATTGATGTTGGTGTATCACCACAAGCAAGTCAAGCTATTAGTGACTGGATACATGGTGGTAGTGTAAGTATGAAAGAAGGAATTGCAAGATTAAGACGAGGATTTGATACTTACTTTCGTAAAACATTGCCAGCCGAAAGAGATGTTGTACAAGTCGTTGGAACTAATCAACGGGCTACAATGCACGCTGTAGCAGAAGAACTTTGGGAAAAGGGCGCTAAGTTTAGACAAGAACTTGCAAGTGTAGCTGATGCTAATGGAAATATTCGCTTATATCGCGGTGTTCGTGGAGAAGTTAAAGGTGCATCGTCAGTAGAGTCATTTTCTACACGGGCATCTGTATCTAATAATTTTGGTACAGCAGAACTTGCTGAAATTCCGGTTGAAAATATAATTGGTGCATTTGGTAAAGGTAACCGTTCTGAATACGAAATCCTAGTAGCTGCTCCACATCATAAGCGTTTACCAGGTTTAGACATCGAAGGTGTTGAAGGTACACTTACAGGTGCTAATAAAGTTGTGCATATTCCTAATGCAGGTTCACAGAATAAACTTAATGGCGTAGAACTTGTTCAACATTATACACAACAAACGGAAAATGCAATCCGTGAGCTTATCAAAGATACAACCTTTGCTCCTGAGGAAATTGCAGCAAGGCTTAATACTACGAAAGAAGCTGTCTTACTTGTTGGCGCAGGACGTAATCTCGATGAGATTCCTAATTGGAGACGTTATACTGATGCGAAGTTGATAGAATCTGAGTATCTTAATCAAAAGAATCGTATTGTAGCATTACAAGGTGACCCATTTACTACTAATCCTGTTAAGCTTAGTGCATCTCTTGACGAACGCTTTTTGTCATCGGCACATCAGCAATTTGTTGGTATAGTTACAGCTAAGCACAAGAATCAGCTTGCTAATAGTCTTGCAGATTTTTACAGTCCTTTAAATGATCCTGCTGCCGCCAAAGAAATGCATATGTGGCTGGATCAACTTAAGCAGAATATTGGTGAAGTTAACAATATCCTTGTAGGAAGTCCATTCTTTCAGTCAGTAGATAATGCTCTACGTAATATACAAGATGGGCCACTTGTTACGTATATCGGTAAGCGTGTTTCTGATATTCAGGATGCACAACTTAAACGAATATTAGAACCTGTAGGTGAGTCTTTTAAAGGCCTGGGTGCTAATCATTCGGCACTAATTGAATTTAACGTTCTTGAGAATAAGTTACTTAGCTTACAAGGATGGAAAGGTTGGAGAATCGATCCGGAGAATGGATTTGGTTTTGTTGTTCAGCGTGAAGTAAGAGAAGGAAAAGTTGTTGAGGTTCCTGTGAAGAACCAAGATGGAAGTGTTTACTATGTAAAAACACCGCAAGCGATTAATGCGTTGACTGGAACGTTTAATGCTTCGTCTGAAATACTAGGATTGCATAACCTTAATAGAGAACTACGTGGACAAGGGCCATTGAATGACCTAGGAATCTATCTTCCGCCGCCGAACCTTACAAATAAGTTCTTCAGTTATGTTATTGATAACACAGGTAAACAGCGGCCTTCTGTTCTGTATGCAAATACAGCAGAGGATTTAGCTAGTCTTGAAGCTGCATATAAGGCAGAGATTGTTGTTAAGAATCCTACAATGGAGATTGTCACAAAAGGTCAACAGGAAAGGTTTAATACTATCCACGGATATATGGATGGTGAACCGTATATGCAGATTGCGAACAATCAACTGAAACATACTGGTGCAAGTGCTACTGCTATTGTCTCTGCTGATGCTCGACGTATTGATGACATAATGGTTGGCTATCAACATCAGATTCTTAGCGGTATGCGTAAATACAATGAAATGTATCTAAATGATATAACACAGAAGCTTGATTCTTTTAGTGAGATGAATCAAAAGTTCTATCTTAATCAACCGCTGCGTGGCTTCAATAAACAGAAAGCTGAAGATGCGGCTATAACAACCAAGAACGCACTGCTTGGTATTAGTAACCTTAATCAATTTACTACATGGAAAAGTGTTAATGAATTTGTAGATATGTCTATTGTTACTTCAGGTCAAGCACTTGATGCTACAACAAGAATATTCAGAAAGACTGTCGGCAGTAAAGAACATTTTGATGCTGTTGTAGCTGATTTAACAAAACAAGGAATACAAGACCCATGGAGTGGTTCTTTCCAATTGTATCAAGCATCGCTTATTGGTGCTCCTACAATTAACAGTAAACGTGTTGTAAGTGCTGCGAATGGATTAATGGGAACCTTTATGCTTCGGTTCTTAGAAGCAGCACATCCACTAGTTAATGCGATAAGCCTTCCTATTCTCACTAACGCGGCGCTTATGGAAGGATTGCCTAAGACAGCACTTGCTAATGGCGCTAAGATTACGCTTCCTTTACGGCTTCCTATGGATGCTGCACGCTTTAGGTTTAATCCAAAGGGAATAGAGATGCAGAAACAATGGGAAGCTGAAGGTCTTATAGATCAGGTTGTTCGACAGTTCAGTGATATTAATGGAAAATTGCATGTTCCTGTAACTACGAAAGGCGCGGCAAATGAGTTATTAGACTTGGCGGAAGGATTGCAGAACAGTAGAGTTATGAATGTTCTATCAACACCAAGTGATTGGGTAGAGAAATGGACACGTTCACAGACAATGCTTACTGGGTATCTTGCAGCTAAACACGCTTATCCAGGAATAAGTGACAGAGGTGCTACTATCTATGCAGTAGCTATGGCTGATAAGGTTATAGGTAACTACCATGCAGCACAAAGACCTGCTATGTTTCAAGGAACCTTTGGTTCTGTTCTTGGCTTATTCCAGACTTACATGATCACGTATGCTCAAAGTGTATATAGGAATATAGAGAAAGGACAGTTTAAGAATCTCGCAAGCACAATGGCTATGCAGGCTGGCATCTTCGGTACAGCATCTTGGCCAGGTTATGAACAGTTATCTAAGTTCATTGGTGAACACATGAGCCAAGATAATTACGATCTTACTACAGGTACATATAGAGCAGTTGGTGATCCTATGGCAGAGATTATTCTTTATGGACTTCCTTCCAACTTAGGGCCAAGTCTATACACTCGCGGAGATATTGCTCCACGCATACCATCTCAAATGGCCGACCTTGCAATAGTAAATAGCACTGTTGGGGTGTATAATGCGGTGAGTAAGATGTTAACAAGCGTAGTAGAACAGCCTGGATTTGAGGGGAAACTTCAAGGTATGATGGAAGGTCTTTCGTTACAAACGCTCTCAAGGCCAATAGCTCGTGCGGCTGAAATTGTCGCAGGTGAAAGCATAACCAGGAAAGGTCAGACCGTTGCAACAAGTGATGATGTTTGGACATTGAATGGTATTGTCTCTAGGATGTTAAGTGTTAGACCACTGGAAGAACAAGTTACACGTAATGCGCTTAATCTTCATAGTTACTATGGCGCGGCGGATTATGATAATAGGCAGAAAGCAGTAAATAAACTACGCACAGCAATACGTGGTGGTGGTATGGATGATGACTTAGTTGATGCTGTAGCACAAGACTATCTGCAACATGGTGGAAGTAACAAAGGATGGAATGCTGTAATGAATGAGATCATGAGTAGAACAGAAGAAGGAACATCCTACGACTTATTACGGAAGTTAGAACCTAACTCTCCGCTGCGTAGGATGTTGAAGGATACATTTTAACGTGGCCTATAAAGATGTATTAGCCCGTGTTCTCGTGCCCAATCTTCGGCCTCACTTTCATCACCTTCTATGTGTTTAAAATAAGCTTTATATAACTGGTATATTTGCTTTTCGGAAAGGGGCGTTTCTAATTGGATTAACCCATTCATATCCGTTAGAAACGTCCTTTCCCAATCATTGAAATCTTTATAATCACCTTTGAATAGTTTCTGTATTTCCTCATTTACAAATTTAATATCTTCATATTTAACTTTTGTTGTCACTTCAATACCTCTTTCCCTTCACTAACCGTGGTGCATCGCTATTTGTTTGTATCACGCGTTTCTTATCTACTTCAATCTCCAATACTGTTCCCACCGTAGCAAATGCTTCTTCGTGCATTGTTGCTAGAATCGCCGGATTATTAGCTACCTTTTGATAATTCCTTTCTACGCGCTTTTCTCCAAAGCACCATATTTCTACCATGTTAGTCATTTTATTAATTCGTATTCCACTGAATAGCTTGTTTATACAATCTTGTGTGGTGTATTGTTCACTTGTCGCCGCGTGTTTAAGTGGCCCGCTCCAGTCTCTTTTCTTTAATTGATCTCTACGTTCTTCAGTTATTCCTAAACCTGGAATTATTCCTGTATCTTTCTTTCGTTTAGCCATTGTTGAATTCCTCATCTTCTATCATCTCAGTTTGTCCTGTCATAACAAGATAGACTTTCCATGGGATAAATCCCTTCTCAGTTATAAATCCCCATTCCGCCGTTTTCTTTCCACACAAGAATAAAGTCCATGCACGCCTTTCCGGTTGTATTCTTAATCTATGCACATGCGCCGCTTTCCTAAATAAGATAGAACCAGGGCCATACCATTTCTTTTTATACCATGTATTACCATCACGAAATATGTTTTCTGGATCATATACATATCTATCATTAGTTAAATCTGTTACATACTTTTTTATCCATTCATTATTTGCTTCCGTAACTTCCCAATATCCACCACTTAATATAATGCTAACATACCACCAAGGATGATTATGTAAGTGTCTATCATGGTCACTTCTAAGAATATAATGAAGTCTTAACTGCCACTTATCCTTTCTGCGTTTAAAAAATATCCAATATCTATACATATAATCTGCAAGATGATGTTCATGAGTTGTAAACCATAGTAGCTGGTTAATAACCCAATTCATACTACTTCCTTTACCTCACAGCGAAGCTTATCAGCTATTGTCCCAACTAGATTATCGACAAATGTAACTTCATAAAGTGGGATCTTCCTTGTATCATCTGGGCATTCATTAAATAATGCACAAGTTCCTATAAATACCGCAAATTGTTTTCCGTCAGGATTTGCTGCAACAATCTTTTCAAGAATAATAACATTTACGCTAACAAACGTTGTTATAGCCTGAACTTTATCTAAGTCCTTAAGTGTATCTGCTGTTACGATGAATTTACCGAGGCGCATTTACGTACCTTGTCCATTAACGGCAGTTATAACTTGTCCGATAACAAGTGTATCTACCCATTGTTCATATACCATAGCTTCAACTTGTTCAATTGTATCAAATCCTGGGCCGTAACCATATTCTTTAATAATAAGCGTACCGGCTTTTAACGCTTCTCTTATAGCGTCACTATTATCTTGCCGATAGCCACTATTTTCTATCTCATTTTGTGTAACTAATCGCTCTTTTATAACTTTCCATTCACCACGACTATTATGCTTAGTGATTGTTTTTATTTCCTTAATTGTAATCTTAAAAGCCATCTTATAACCTCTCTTCTGTTGTTAAGAAACTATCATTAATAAATGCCGAATCCCATTTCTTTTGGACTTGTGATTTGGCGGCATATCCCTTTCTATTCTCATTTAGTACATCTACGACTTCAATCTTTCCAGCTTGCTTCAGGTTGTTTATTATATCCTGAAGATCAGTCAGCTTGTTTAAATCTTGTGCTACCTTCTTGTATATGTCACGCATAGCTGGCGGGATTCGAGCACTCCTAATAATATGCATGACATTATTTGTGACATCCGCGTTCTTTGCTTTCCCATATTCACCTAACGCTTTAGGCATTCTTAGTTCTGTATAATGAAGAAGCGTATTCGCATTAATACAATCTTCTTCACTTAGTGTTTGACTACAGCGCATAGCGGCAATTGTCATAGATAGTTTCAATAAATGCGTATATCGCCGTGTACTGTAATGCTTAAATCTATAGTCATCTATATCTATAAAACCTTTATATAGCTTGTCTAATAACCCCCATACACTATCAGGTACAATCAACTCTCCTTCCATTGTTTCTCTTATCTTAACTAACTCTTTAGCAAACACTTTTCGTTCTTCAGGATCTTTCTCTGGTAATCGACTATACATCCTACCTAATGCTTCTCCATGTACTAAGATAAACCGACTAAAGAATCCTTGTCCTATTGCTTCTATTGGAATAGCAGTTGCAATATCTTGGCTTGTAGTGCCAGCAAAAATATTAACAGTAGGCTTGGGAACAGCAACGCTTTTACCATGTATCTTGGGGTGCTTATATTCTGGGAGATTATCCCATAGATTAGTAAGCAATCTAATAAAGTTAAGATTACCATCCCCAATAAAGTCTCCAAACTCACCGATATTAACATAAAGTTCGCTAGTTTCCTCTAATGTTATATTCTCTAACTCTATCAATCCATCTTCTGTAGGTACTTCTATCCTACTGCTATTTTCAAGTTCGATGATGAATCTTTCAGGGGAGAGTCTATCTGGGGAGAACTTGTTATAGCCTGAACTTCTAAGTAACCGTTTACCGGGAGTAATAGCAGTTCCTTTTCTTGTTCCTGGGTCTCCAACAAGTAATATGTAATGGTTGGGGTAGATATTATCGTGACCAAATGGAATAAACAAACGTCGTCCGAGGAGTGCCGCAATAATTGAAACTGCTGTCCATCTGTGATAAAGCCTTGGGCTTTCAGTAAGGCCGATATATGAGAAATATCTTTCATAGAATGTATCTCCATTTATCATGACTTCAACTCAAGCCAATTATTGCCATGATTAATATCTACAGGTATAGACATCTTTCTACCTTTAATCATGACCGGATTATCCATGCATTCTTTTACACGCCTGTCGTATTCTTCTCGCTTCTCTGGTGGAGATTGCCAAAAGATACTATCATGGATTTGCGCCTTTAGCCTGAATAAACCTTTCTCTACTAGGACTAAACACTTGTAAACTTTCCATAAACCTTTATTAAGAATCATAACACTAAGATTCTGTGGAGCATGTGCTACTGCGTTACGAAAAACTTTATGATCTTTTATTATGTCTCCGAAGAAATATCTTGTCCAACCAAGAGGACTTGTAAGTGTATGATTTCTTACAACTTCAAGCTTAATCTCTGTATACCATTCTGTTACTTCTGGAAATGGTTTATTATATAGACCTAACAAATAACTTACAAACGCGCGAAGATTAGTAATAGGATAATTAATGAGTGCTGCGCCTTCATATAAGATTTTCGTGCTATGTGTTTGTTTAATCACTGTCTCAATGAATGTATCAACACCCATTAAGTAATTTCTACCGTGAACTATCCGTTTAAGAATATCATTGCGTAATTGTTTTGTAACTGACTCATAGGGTATACTAAAGAACAATGTTCCAAGTACTTTATAAAAGTCTTTTGCTCTATCTTCGAGAGCCTGGATAAGGGGAATACAGCCTGAAAGAAATCCAACACATCTAGCTTCTGATTTATTGTTATCAGCCTCGCCAAGTTCATAGCCGATATCTGATATGAGCATGTTTTTAGCATAGATCGGTATGTTTTGAACCTGTGTTCCGTAACTTCTGATCTCCTCTCTCGCATCATCATATAACCTAAAACTACTTGCATTACTAGCAGCTCTGCCCGTGTCCGTTCCAAATGGATTAATCCCGTAGAGTAAACGCGGTTTGATGTCATTGTTAATTCCAGTCCATTGATTGAATTTAAAATATGTTCCTACCGCTTTCGCTTTCTCTCGGTAGTCAAATAGATGTGCAATAAAAAGAGCAAATAGTGGATGTTGTTCAGCAATTTTTGCGAGTGCAGTTTCGTCTGTTCCTCTTTTACTTGTCCATGTACCATCCTTTTTCTTTCTTGGCTTAGCAACAGGTTTAGCTCCAAGAATATCAAATAATAGTATTCCAACTTGTTTTGGCGATGCTGGATTGAAATCTTCGTTATCGGCCATCTTACGTAAACTTTGTTTAGCAGATTCAGCAATGCGTTCAGCTTCAATAGTATTTGCTTTGAGTGTCTCTTGTTCCAGAAGCAAACCTTCGAATGCACAGTATATATAAGGATAGACCATCTTAAAAAGTTCTTTGTAGTTTCTGAATGCGTATGGCTTTGCATTGCGTATCTGATTAATAAAGCAGCGAAGTGTATTCCAACTATCTCTGGCACAATATGCCCAGTACGTTTGAATATCACCCTTCTTTCTGGCTTCGTCAGCATCATCTTTCCAAAAGTAATAATCATGTAAATTTAAGGAAGATACAAAATCCAAGCTCTTAGGTAATTCACTATATTCAGCATGAGCAAGAGCCATAGCATCGAGTACGAAATTGTTAGGCTCAGCATGGTAAGTAATCTGGTATTGAGCGTCATATAAACCGTTGAAGTATAATTTTGCATTAGGAAGTGCAGATATAGCCCGCATACAAGTAATAGCATATCCATAGTCATCTTCGTTACTCCAATGGTCAGTTCCAAAATCTACGAAAGGTATTAGAAAGGTAACAGTGTTAAAGTTAGGGAGTAAGCAACTATAACCAACGCAAGTAATTCGATTATTAGAGTCAGTTTCAATATCTGTCGAGATGATAATGGCTTTCTTAGCCACGGCCAAACACTTGTCCAATAGTTCACGTGTTTTGCAAACAGTAAATTTAAGCTGCACAACAGGTATTTTAATCTTTTTAAACTTATCAAGGTCTTTTTCATATAGCCATTTTCCATAACGCACTTTCCTTAAATGATCTATTGGAGCACCAACAATTATTGGGATACTATAATCTAATCGACTTCCTCTATACTTGTCCAAGCTTACTTTGTAACTACTGTTTACAAGATTCTTAAGTGTCCCTTCATTTGCTAAGAGAATAGCTTCACATTTCGCCACTTTTGCTGTAGCTAATAAGTCTGTAATAGAAAGGGTCTTGCTAGTTGCCATTACCAGCAAGCCCTTATTCTTCATTAATCCTGCTATTGACGACTTATGATTCTCCAAATGTGGATCATAGTTTAAGAGAATCCGCATTTTGTTTTGCTATGTTATTTATTTGTAAGAACCCGTTCTGCACAGCGAGCATATCCTGCAATGTCAATAAGACTATCTCTATGCGTATTATTTGTAGCAAGGCGCGCAACCTTCATTAATACCATCAGCATAGCTACATCGAATTCATTTATTTTTGTTGGATAACCATCATTTCTAGAATCTACTTGTGCCGAATCGTCACGTCCATTTATAGCAAGAAAGTAAGTATTCCAGAATTCTTTAATATTCCTAAAGTTCTCATTCGGATGTTTGTATGTTTTATTTCTATCACCTTGTACAAGTTCAGCAGCTATATCCAAGATTGTCTTTTCTTTTATTTCAGGTAATGGCAAGTGCTTTTTACTCATTTGTTTTCCTGTTGTGTATAGAACAAAAGAAAAGGCCCCTATACAAGCGGGCCTATGTGATCTACAACTATTACAGATTTGCCTTCTGGTGTCCTTGAAGAACGTGCACATTTATATTGGTGTATTTCCGCTTGTTGCCTTCTGCATCTGTACCATCAGTAAGCCGTAACTTAACATCTGCGGTAATAGATACACCAGTATTTAACTCCGTAACAACTTCTGAAATCTTCGCATTTCCTAACTCGCCAAGAATTGCTTCTGCACGAGTTTTAAAGAAACGCAAACCTTCTGGTGTCACTGTAAAGCTTTCGCTAAACAGCGAACCTTCAACAGGAAGCAGTTCTTTCTTGTCTTTCAATTCCAGAACTTCCTGTATGTCATAAGTAAAGCGGATTCGCTTCGCTTTGACTTTCTCACCAGTCTTATCACCTTCATCATCTTTCTCATCTTTTTCATACTCTTCTACTTTTGCTTGCAGTCCAAGTTTATAACGTCCAGCAGGTGGTTCAATAAACTCAGGCGCCGCTTCAACCGTAGCAAGATCAATGCTATCTAGATTATCTAAATCAATGAGAACTTCATTGGCTTGTGCCATAGGATTTCCATTAGGTTGTGTATAATAGTCATCAATAATAAGTAATGTAGGGCGTGAACCTGTAAGCATCACGCTAATATTCCCTTTCCTAAGATTTGTTTATAGAATGCTCTTGGGCCATATAAGTCTATGGCTTTCTCTCGAATCCTGTCTGTGAGCACAACGCCCGTAGCATTAATAGCTCGTATAACGCTTTCTGATGTCCCGTTATATGATAAGTAGTCAATTCCTTGCACAAAGTATTCTTTTGTAGGGGCACGTTCATCTTCGACAAGAACACATCCGGCATACATTCCTTCAAGTATTCTAGCTTTGACATGGTGTGCTTTTCCTGTACCTGTATAGCTAATATTAAGCATACCACTACAGTTGTTTAGGAAATTACAGTAGTCTTTAAATGAATCAACAGCAGCATCTCGTACACGGACTTGTATATATCCGCCATTCTGTAGCTGCCGAACAAGATTAGAACGCACAGCGGATTTAATGTTTCCTGCGAATCCAAATGGTATTGTCTTTTTTGTCAATGGATTAAAATCATCAGGATTAAGAGGACATAGTGTTGTTAGGTCACAAGGATTACCTTTTAACCCATCTATATTTACTTGTAAGTCAAATAGACATTGTTGCTTATAAAGCTCTAGGCGCGGCCACCAGGGTTTATCTCCACCATCAAAACATATATGATAGCAAGGAATATTCATGTGCTTTATTGCTATAAAGTGCTCTGGCGCTGGGTCTGTTCCTGCTGCGCTACCTATAAAGAATATATAATCTAACCGTTCATTACGTGCCCAATCTGCTATATTTGGATTCTGGTTTCTACCTACCTGATGGCTGAATATAAGCGTTTCTATACGTTTAAATTCCGGGATACACTTAGCACTGTTTATAACCGCCATTACATTATTAGTGCCAGTACTTATAAAGCCGACGCGCATATTGCAGCCTTTATTCTCTCAGCGTCAATAACTCGTGCTGGTTCTGTTGCATCAAATATTTTTTTATCTTTTCTTGGAAAATCATTTTCTCTTGTTCTCTTGTATGTATCATCATACGCAGCAAGATTATATTTGAAATGCATATGCCTAAATTTTATATCTTTAAAAAATTCCAATCGTCCGGCTCTATTTGCAATATCACCTATCCACGAATCTACATAGAAATGGTTAAATTGAATTGGTGCGTAGTATCCAAGAACCTTAATCCATTCTTTCGATACTACATAATGTTCTGCCATGTTTCTATCAAAACCATTATTAAAGTAACCTACCATAAGTTTATCTTTATATCTGTTATATTTCTCGACAAGTGTTAAATCCCAATCCGTCGTTGTGCAAATAACATCATCACTGGCTATAACGATAAAATCTGCGCCATCATTATAAGCTTTCATTCCAAGATATTCCATCAACTGTGGTACAGGTTTCCTTGTTTTAACATTCTTCTGTAACTGGATATTAGCAATTGAGGTATGAATTGTTAGATAGTCGTCTATTACTGGATCATCTTCATCATGAGCACTATATATTCTAATTGGCGTAAATGCTGAAGATAGGCTCTGTATACTATCTAGGAATCTTAAAAATTGTTCAGGCCGCCCTCTACTTGGCACAAGAATTGCTATCATTCTATAAACTCCTTTTCTCTTGCAAGCATCCACGGCTTTCTTACGACACCTTTATAATGTACAATGTAAGCGTGACTTACGCTTTCTCCTTTGGTTTCCGGTGTTTTATTATACAAATGTCCAGGTAACTGTCTAACTGTATATTCACTAGTTATCATAGCTGTTTTACTAAATGCTAGTTCACTATCTCGCCAATGATTACTTGCTTTAGGTATTTGTAATGCTACATGTTTCCAGAATCGTGGTGTTCTTGAAAAACATACACCCATATTATAAGGTATTTGCGCCTCAAATGGTTTCTCTCTCAATGTAGCTGCGACATCAAAAGGATGTGTCCATACATTACTTACATCATGCTGAAATACCGTGTCTGTATCAATAAAAAGACATTCACCAGTAACTTCTGCATTAGCTAAACAACGTCGATAATCCCAATGCACACCTTTAGGTAAGTTCATTATAGGATACATATGATCTACATGTTTACCTATTTCTGGATTAAGTAAATGCCAATCAGGATAGATAAAAAGAACCTTTACATCTGGCATGTGTTTACGTGCACTAGCAATACTTATATTTGTAAGTCGTGTAGTTAATTCATTTGTTATATCAGTATAGTAGCATATCCACATATTATGTCCTATCAAACAATGGAACAAGACTCATTATTTGTTTCTTATCTTTGTCAATTTGTGTTTCAATATGCCAATTAGTACGACTACCTGTTATTACATCTTGTTGATATACAGTGCTACTACCGCCTTGATGTTGTCTTAGTCGGACTTTAAGAAAAGCAACGTGCCCAAAGTATTTACCTACTTTCATACTAAATGGACGTGTTCCTATCATTGGATAGCGTCTTTCCTCTTTCGGGCCTTTATATTCAAGAGGTGCTATTCTTTCAGTTCCCGCTTCCAATTCAACAGCAAGACTATGTGTTACCATGATTATATTTGTTCTTCCGCGCTGTATCTCTGTAAGAAACTCAACAAGTCTTAATCCCTGCTCTCTATATGCATCCATGCCACTTGTGCCTTTTAGCATCTCACCTTTATTATAGTAATGCATGATACTGTCGCTTAATTGACTACCTGTATCAATGACAATAGCTGTATCAGCATTATGCTCTTTCATATTAAAAGTCTGAAAGCTAGCTTTTGCATCTCTACATTCTTTACAATTAGGCATGACACGTCCATGAGCATCACATACTTGATGTGGCCCAGGAACAAGTAATACTTTACCCATTGTTTCAAATGCAAGTGGCTGTTCTACACTATCTCTTACACGAAATATCCGTATCTTAGCCGCTTCTTCTGCTGTAAGTTCTCCAGTCTTAACCATTGTTACAAGACGAGCTTGTCCATTTTCAAGGTCAAACCAATCTACTTGTTTAATACGTTTAGCCTTAGCTACAGAAACAGCAAGTGTGCTTTTACCAACCTTGCCATCTCCGTAGATAAGAATCGTTTCACCTTCTGGTGGTGTATTTACAGCCGCAGCTAGTTCTTTAAGATTCATTTTTATTATCCGTGGTATCGTCTATAACAGCGTTTTCTGTAAACTTTGTATCAATAACCTTATCTACAGGTCTACCTGCCATATATAGACCAAACATAATACCACCGACGGTATTTGCATATCGAGCAACAGCCGCCATGTCTTGCCCTATTTCTAAATACTTTTTATCTTGTAGTTTTTCGTTCAGTTTTGTATCATTTGTTAACTGTCTTATCTTATCTAAAGAATCAGACAGAAGCATCAAGTCGTTGCTACTCATGCTCCCTCCTTATTCGTTAATAAGATAGTACTTCAGTATGCTCATTAGATTCGGAGGTGTCCAATCATGCGGCTTAACAACTTTACCATCTACACGCTTCAATATCTTATATTGTCCATCTACCATTGTAAACTTATTCATATTACTCTTATGGACTTCATGAAACGCAGCATCAAATGGAAGCCCAAGTGAATTACAGACACCCATCATAGTTACTGCTAAATCACAAACTCCATCAAGTAGTTCAGATAACGCAGCTAGACGTTCATCTGGACGAATAGCATTGCTATAGATAACAAAGGCTTTTCTAAGTTCATCAAACTCTTCTTCACATAGATTCATATAAAGTTCAGAGTCTTTCATTGGGCCTTTAGCAGATACTACATCTCTCAACTTAGCTACACGTTGTTGAGCCATTACCATGAACTCCGCTTGTTTTGCTTGTATGTTACTCATGCTTGAAACTCCTTTGAAGATAGTATTCTGTGTAAATTATCGAGTGAACATTTAAATCCAGCAGCATTATGGTGTCCACCACCGCCGAATTTCTTTGCTATTGCTGATACATCTATCCTACCTGCACTACGTAAGCTAAAGATAACCTTGCTATCTTGGTCTATAAAGAAACTTGCCGCGATTTCTGTTTGATGTTTTTCATGTAACAGGTGACACATCTCTGATATAAAGGTTGTGTTACAGTTAATAACTGGACAGGTATGACCATCACAGTTAATAACTTGTGCTATTACAGAATTGAATTCTATTTGATTTTGAAAATACTTTTCTATTGCCTTCGCTTTTTTAACTATACCACTCATATCTGTTTCAAAATCATCGTGTAGCTTATCCCACGCTTCAAATGCATGTGGAACTGTGCGTATATATCGTGTAACAGCTTTAGCTGCCTGTAACTTATGTGTCCACAGGTCATTGTCTTGGACGTATCTTAACAATAAAGGCACAGATTGACTATGGAAATATGACCAAGTTATAACTGCACCACTTCTATCCATATCAAAAATAGCATTAGGAAAACCTTT